CAGAATTCTCCTATCACTAGTCAGTTCGTGGTTATTTTGGACATCATTCTTTTTGGTATAATTGGGCCTTTTGAAATTTTTATTGGGCGGCCATAACGGCAATTCGCCCGAAATCCTAATTAAGAGAACAAAAAGGGGAATTAATTACGACAGGGGCCATATACATACCTGGGACCCCGCCTAACTCTCCTAAACCACTAATTGGAAACTGGAATCTAACTCTAAAGCAACAAATGAGAAAACGCTTTTCCGACCTTAAACACTTCTTTCCCCACCTTATAGGCCGACTCGATCTCTTTCTCAGCATGAGTAGGATGCCCTTCCTTAAACAAGAAATTCTTGGCCGCAGGAAGAACTTTAAGAATATCCGCTGGATGAATCTTGTTCTCCGTTGGCAGGGGTAGCATCTGCCCAGACTGATCATTCGGCATAGACTCAAGAACGAGGAAGACCTCAATCTCCCACGGAAGGGCGGCAAGCCCCATAGTGGGGAGCACCAATCCGATAGACGGGAGATCATCGAGGGCCTCATGAGCTGGTCTAATTTGACCGAGATTCGCTTCAGCCACGTTGGGTATATACTTGGCGACGACTGGTAACCCTCGCTTGGGCACGATACGATTCTGAGCCATACCCCTAAGCTCCCCACAGGTTGCTTCAGGCTGCACGTCTGCCTGCGTATAAAATGAATAAGCCATTCCGGTAGAGTCAAGCTCCTTCCCAGTGTACGTGGCCTTCAAGCACGCCCCCATCACCCGATGGGACCGAAAATTGGCCCCTAACGGAGTATAGAAGGGAGCGGCAGGCATGGTAGTGGTGTTGCCGGCCAAAGCCAACGAATCCACCACCACCGCTGCCGCTGTCGTGCGTAAGAAGGACGCAGCGTTCACGTAGGTGGGGCGCCAGAGGAAGACTGCGAACGTCGAGGAGACATTTACTGTCAACCCCGTATGCGAACACATATATCTCCCTACAGTTGCGCCATCATTTCCCGGCAACGGTCTCGGCAGGGGGGCCATGCACGGATCCATAAGGATATTGGCATGCTCCTCCATCTCCTTCTCTATCACCCCACCATGGGGGCGAAGAGACGGTGCCCTGACGGGAGCCCTGAAGGTCCTCCCAGACCTCGCTCCAGAAACTACTAACTTCCTAAGACTCCTAATCTCTGCTTCTAACTGTCTAATCTGCCCCTTAGTTGCATCACCCTTGGGGGCCTTCGCTTGCTTCTTCTTTTGCACCATTGTCACAAAGTCCCCTGCAGTGGGGACTTAAATCGGGGCGAGGTCGCGTCCTGCCCCTCAAGATCTCAGTAAGGACGTCGAACTGCTCAAGAGGATAAGCCTGCTTGTAGAGTTCGATTGCACCTTCGAATTCGTCGGTGCCGCGAATATCCTGCAAATTCTGTAGGAGCTGTTGCTCGCTGTCCAAATCGCCCATGTGGTTCAGCACAAACCGCAAGGCAGCCTTGAACGGGTTACTACTCCAGGTACATCCGCATGACGCATAGAAGCGAGAACAGAAGTCAATCAGTCCACTAGAGAGGCCGTCTGAGTCGACGTGAATCTCGCGAACGTCAGTGATCTTAATCCCCAACTCCTCATACCTGAGAGCAATCTCCCTGCTCCACTTCTCCACACAGTCATCGCCCACAGCGACGCCAAAATCGCACCAGAGAACCCTGGTCTCAGAATTAACCGAGAGTGTCTCTTTCGCTCCTGAAGGCATCCCTGCGTCTTTGATCTGCTTGTACAAACTACCATCAGGCATCACTAGGAGCTTCTTTGGCAAGAAGGAGTAAAGGTTGACAATCACATTCCAAGGATCACTGTCCACCTCGGCCTCTGTTCTCCATAGCATTATCTGCAGTTGGAGTGCGAGGTCGTTGGTAGTGACCGTGCAGTCGAAATTCTTGACATCGTTGCTAGCTATGTTCATCCCCGCGAACGTCTTG